AAAAATAATCTTCCTAAATACAAGATAACTATTGATGATGAATACTCTGAAGGTGAAGACCTTGGTATTTCTATGATTGCATTCACTTCAAGACCTGCAATTATTACTAAAGGTATGGCATTCAATACAGATGAACCAAAGAATTTATTCTTTGCAGATGAATTAAAATATAGAATTTGTGCACCTGTTATGGTTCCAATGGAAATCTATAGATGTGATAGTGATGAAGAATATTTTGTTCAATTTACAGAACAAGAAATCGATGCTATTCACCAGAAGTTTATGAGTAATTTAACTAATAAAGATATATTTAATCTTGAACATAATTCAAATGATGTAATGCCTGCTTTTGTATTAGAAGCTTGGATTGTTGATACACCAGAAACTGATAAAGCAATGCAAACATATGGTATCAAAGTTCCAAAGGGTACACTAATGATGACAACTCAAATAACTGATAAACAAGTTTATTCTGATTTAGTAAATTCTGGTAGAGTTGGTTATTCAATTGAAGGATTTTTAGGATTAAAATTATCCGAAATAAAAAATAAAGAAACAAAGATGGAAAACAAATTAAACCTTCCTGCTGGTGAATATACTGATGCAAATGGGAATTGTTTTATTGTTGCTGAAGATGGTTCAGTAACTGAAAAACCTTGTGCACCTGCAGAAGAACAAATGGCTTGCGCACCAAAGGATGAAAAAATGGGGCTAGATACTACAGATGCTAAACCTGGTGATGTTGCTGGAGCAACTGCTTCTGAACCTGCTAAAATACAAGAAACTGAATTAGCTGTTGGAGATGTAGCACCTACTGATACAACTGCACCTGTTGAAGGACCTGCTGAAACTGCTGAAGTATTATCTTACACCAAAGAAGAGATTGATGCTAAATTCGATGAGCTTTACAAGTTGATTGCTGATATGAAAGCAGAAGATGATGCTGAGGATGTTGCTGAAGAAGTACAAACTCAACCAACTCAATTATCTATTCACGAAAGATTAGGTGAATTTGTTAGATTTGCAAGACAAAACTAATAAAAAATATAAAAATAATTGTTATAAACAATAATAAAAAATAAAAACAAATAAAATGAGAGAATTAAAATTCGACTTAAACATTGACAGTTCAGCATTATTGAATGCTAACCCTGTTGAGTTCTATTCTAAAGCATATATCACTGAAGACGTTGTGAATAACTTCAGAACATTGCCAGGAATTAAATCAAAAACAAAGATTGCTACAACTTCGTTTTCTAACCTATTAAAATCTTCTGATTGTAACTTTACAACAGTTGATGGTTCAGAAGTATTATCTGCAATCACAATCGACGTATGTCCAGTATCTGCATTAGCTGAAATCTGTAGATTTGATGTTGAGGCTTCTTATTTGTCATTATCTATGGCAAAAGGTTCAGGTGCTTCTTTTGAAGTTCAACCATTTATGAACTTTTACTGGGACCAAATGGCAAAAGAAATCTCTGCTGAGGTTGAGGTAATCAGATGGCAAGGTAACACTGGTGGAACATCATCTGCTTACACTGGGGTAAACGCATATAAAACATTATGTAATGGTTATGAGAAAAAACTTGCTGGAACTGCTTCTATCGCTGTTGCTGCAACTTCTTCAACAATCACTGCTGCTAATGTATTAGGTGAGTTGACAAGAGTATATACTGCTTTAGCTACAACTGCACCAGCACTTATCAATAGAACTGCTGATTTAAGATTTTTCGTATCACCTAACATTGCTGCTGCTTATAGACAAGCTGTTGCTGCTGGTAATACTTTATCTTATGTAACTAAAAATCTTGATTTTTCATTCTTGGATATCAAATTAGTAGTTGCTGAAGGTATGTCTGCTAACAAAATGGTTCTTACATTAAAAGATAACTTAATCTATGCTTTTGATGGTGAAGGAGATGGTAAAGCTTTAAAAGCTGTGAATTTAGAGGATAGTGTTGCTGAACCTAAATTAAGAACAAGAGCTAATTTAAAAATTGGTTTCTATGTAGTAAATGGTCCAACTGAGGTAGTTTATTACTCATAATTCATTATCAACCAATGAATAAATAATCAATAGGCTGTTATTAAATAATAGCAGCCTTTTTGATAAATAAAAAATAAAAAAAATATACAATGGCTTGTACAACTATAACATCAATTACTAAATCTTGTTCAAACAACCAAGGGGGTATTTTTTCTGTATATATCAATGACACTGATAATGTAACTATTACTGCTTCAGCTTCAACATTCCAAATTACAACTGCAACTGCATCACCTAAATTTGCTGCATTTGAATTTAGTAGAAATGTTGGTTCTGTGACTATTGACCCTAAAGTTGATTTAATCAATGGTTCAACTTACTATGAGGCAAAAGTTACTTTGGTATTTAACAGAAGAGAAGCTGCTAAATCAAGAGCACTTCAAATTCTTGGAGAAGGACAAAGATTTTTAGAAATTATATTCTTAGACGCAAATGGTATTTACTGGTATATTGACCACGCTCAATTAGATGGAGGAACAGAAGAAACTGGAACTACAAGAGCTGATGGTTCAAAATACAATGTAACTTTCACTGCTCAAATGGATAATAGACCTTATGAAATATCTAAAACTTTAGTAACTTCAGTAATCTAATAAAAACTTAAAGTAAATAAGTAATAATAAACTCAAGGTTAGAATAAAAGCTTATTTACTTATCATAGTAGTTTTTTGGATAAAAACCCGTTAGGTCCTCTAACGGGTTTTTATATTTAATACTATATAAAAACAATAATACTAAAAGTTAAACACTTTAGAGTGTTACTAAAAAATAAAAGATAAAGGTGATTTACATTGAAAAAAACAAAAAAAATGATATAATACTTACGTTATCGGAAAGTTCAACATTATCAACACCAAACTTTTTATTCGTATTTCTAAATGAATATAATTTAGAAGCACAATCAATAACATTCTCAACACCAGATATAAGTTCTTACACAAATCGTTATAACCAATTTGTTCTAATAGAAAGTGCAACAGGTTCGACAACAGGAGGTTATAATGTGCCATTAAAATTAGTTAGTGGGCAATATAGATATACTGTATATGAAGCACCTTTTGCAACACTTAATATAAATGATACAACTGGAATTGTAGTAGAAGAAGGTAGAATGGTAGTCAGTGGTGATGACGATGATATAGAAACTATAAGTAATAGTGTCTATTTATAAAAATAAATAAATAAAAATGGCTTGGTACAATTTTAGTAAAAAACAAGAAAGTATAGTGGTTGAAAATGGACCACTTTATTCACAATTCAGCACACCATTCGGAAAGATTGGTGAAGGAAATCTATCTTTACCTTATGTTCGTTCATATGGTTCAGAAAGATTTGTTAGATTTGGAAATGATAATCTATTTCCTCAGATAATAAATCAAATGTATTTTCAATCTGCTTTAAATGGTTCTATTATAAACTATAAGGCAAATGCAGTAATTGGTGGTGGATATGAATTAAAATCTAATGATACTTCAGGATTACAAAAAGTAAAAGAATATACTTTTATTAAAAAGAATAAGTTTAATAAACTTATGAGACAGCTAACAAAGGATTTAATAATGCACGGTCGTATTTGTGTCATTATAGACCCTACAACGAAAGATATATCTATTAAGAGGGTTGGACCAGAGAAGGTAAGAGTAAATTCATTAAAAACGATATATACGATTGCTGATGATTGGGCAAGAAGTGTTGGAATGTATGAAATGCCTCCTTATTATGTTGGTGCAAAAGAAAGAACTTTATTTGTTTATGAGATTGATGGCGATGCAGGACAGGATATATATCCTATTCCACAATATTGTTCTTCTTTGAATTCTGCTTTTTTAGATGGTGAGATGTCTTACTTACAAAAATCTAATATAATAAATTCGGTATTTCCTTCATTTATGATTAAACTTGCAAAGAAATTTGGTTCTCAAGATGAGATAAATCAATTCAAAGATACAATAAATAAGGC